TAGTAATGAATTTACCATCGTATGTTAATTTTTATAATGTACAAGATGCTGTTAAAAATCCTAAACCAAGAGCGGAAGGTTCATTAGAATTTGCCAACACAATGTTTGGAACATTTTTAAATGTTGATTATAGAAACTCTTCGCCAAAATTAGTTTGTTTTTATGGTGGTAAACCAAGTGAACAATTAGATTTAAAAGATAATGTTGATTATAGGTTTAGAAGTGATGCTTTTGATTTAAGACGAGCAAGTGATAATCCATTAGTTGAAAGTCAGATAGGTAAAAAAGATTGGGGTATGTCAAATAAAGTTGTTGGTTTTAATGTTGATATTGGAACTCAAAATCAATCCATATTCCACGGATTTCAAGTTGACCAAAGAGGAAGTACAGCAACTGCTGAATCATTAGAACTTTTAAATCAAATGGCTAATCAATCCGGAAATAGAAAAGCGTCAACACAAAATGTGTCTTTATTTAATTTATATAAAACCAGAAGTTATAATTGTACGGTGAATATGATGGGTAATGCAATGATTCAACCCACAATGTATTTTAATTTACGATATGTTCCAATGTTTAGTGGTCCTTATATGATTACAAGTGTTAATCACATAATAAGTCCGGGTTCGTTTGAAACAATTGTAGAGGGGGTTAGACAACCTATTGCGTCATTACCTAAAATAAGTGCTTACATACAATCATTAAAAACGACTTTATTAACAACAATAGTAAACAAAATTAAAGAGGATAAAGTTCCTAAAAAATCTGATAGTAATGTTAAAAAAGGTGATATTATTAGTCAACGAAATGAGGCTTTAGATAAAGGTTTAGATAATGATGCGACGGTTGCGTCGGCACAACAGACTTGTTCGGCGTCAACAAAATATAACACCTATAAAGTGGGTACCCCGAATAAAACAGTTATAAACTATAAAAATATTATTCAGATAATAAACACAAATACTAACGATATTAAATTAAGATATATTATATTCGCAATAATGTATTTACAATCAAGTAAAACTCAAGGATTAGAATCTTATGAACATAATTACGCAGGTATTGATATTAGTGAATTTTGGGGTGATGGTAGTTCAGGGTTTTTTAGTAGTTCAAAATACTATTATTGTTCACCTAAACAAATACCCTATGTTTATTTTGATAGTGCTAATAATCATGTTAAAATGTTAATTGCTAGGTTTGAAGGTAAATCCAGTGCTTTTGGGGAAACAACACCTGTTGATATAGCTAAATTCTATATTTTATACTTTAATGCTAAGAGTAATAATCAAAATGTTTATGATTCTATAAAATCAACTGATTCTGTACGATTAAAAAATATTGAATCTGAGATAGGCGAATCTATTTCACTTTATAATGCGATTACTAATAAAAGTTAAAAGATTAAATTTTTCACAATTAAACGATATTTATAAATAAAAGATTATGGACACAAAATTAATATTAGACAACTATTTAGGGAAAAAAGCTAGAAGTACCGAAAAAGATTTGGGAAATGGTTCTAAACAAGTTTGCGATTTAGACACAGGTGATTGTTATACAATTAGAATGAAAGATGGTCTAATTGAAAGAGTAGATAATACGATGACAACAAATAAAAAAATTCAGGTTGAAACATTAACCGGTGTAAAACAATTATTAAACGGATAATAAAATGAAAAAAATAGATAATCAAATATTAGAGGAATTGGCGAGATATAACTCAATCAATAATTATATTATGGAACAAGAGGCTGTTTTACCTCCACCACCAGGGTTAGACCCTGAAGAAGACCCTAACGCTCTTCCACCAGCGGACCCATATGCTGTACCACCTATTTACCCAAATATGCCACCGGCACCAGTAGCACCGGTTGAACCACAACCTGTTGATGTTGCGGCTGACCCCGATGTTGAAAAAGTGGGTGAAGAAGAAAGTAATACTAAAGAAATTGATATTACCGATTTAGTAAAATCTCAAAAAAATACTGAACAAAAACAAGAAGAGTATTTTAATAATTTATTCAGTCATCTAACGGATTTAGAAAGTAAACTTGGTGAGATGGACGGTATTATGAATAAATTAAATGACTTGGAGGCCAAAGTTGAAAAATACAGAGAAAAAACCCCACAAGAAAAATTGGAATTAAGAAGCCTAGACTCGGGACCGTTTAATCAAAAATTAACAGATTTTTTTGTTGATAAAGAAGAAGAAATGGACAAATCGGGAAAAAATGAATATATTTTAACTCAAGATGAGGTAGAGGATTATTCACCAAATGAAATTAAAAAAACATTTAGGAATTTTGAAGATGAAGCAACATCTTTTAAAGAGATTAGATAATTAAAATGGTCTTCGGACCATTTTTTTTTACAAAACAATTTGACAAACCACTCGTAGACACTTATACTTTTATAAACTTTAAAACATTTTAAACACTATGGCGACAAACAACAATTCATTAGACGCGGTTTTGGCTCAATATGAGCAATCAAAACAAGGAGGTTCTTCTTCTACCTCAAAATTTACACAAGAAGAAAGAATGAAAAAATACTTTGCTGCAATCCTTCAAGATAAGGAAACTCAAGGGCAAAGACGATTAAGGATTTTACCAACAAAAGACGGTTCTTCACCATTTAAAGTTGTTTGGTATCACGAAATCCAAGTTGACGGAAAATTCCAAAAATTTTATGACCCAGGAAAAAACGATAATGAGCGTTCACCTTTAAATGAGGTTTATGAAGAATTGCGTTCAACCGGTAGAGATTCTGATAAAGATTTAGCTAAACAGTACTTATCTCGTAAATTTTACATTGTAAAAGTTATTGATAGAGATAATGAGGCTGATGGTGTTAAATTTTGGAGATTTAAAGATAACTACAAAAATGAGGGTATTTTAGACAAAATTATCCCTATCTACAGAAACAAAGGTGATATTGCTGACCCTGAAAAAGGTAGAGACATTATCTTGGAATTAACTAAAGCAAAAACCCCAAAAGGAGCGTTTTACACGGTTATTCAAACTGTTATGTATGACGACCCATCTGCAATCCACGAAACTAAAGCAATTGGTGATGAATGGGTTAATGACGAATTAACTTGGGAAGATGTTTATTCTAAAAAACCTGTTGAGTATTTAGAAGCTCTTGCAAGAGGGGAAAGCCCTAAATGGAGTACTGAAAAAGGTGGTTATGTTTATGGAAACTCTGAAGATAGTGAATCTTCATTTGGTGGTAGTGGTAAGACACCTGCACCTGTTGACCCACAAGCGAATGACGATGCAGATGATGAAATGCCGTTCTAATCAAACAAAAAATTTGGACATATAATTTGAGCATCGGGATTACTCGGTGCTCAACTTGTCTAAACAAACTAAAAAATTAAATTAACATAGACATATGGCGATTAAAAAACACGATTTTAAATCCATTAAGGATAAATTCTCAACATCGGCAAAATACAAACCACAAAGGTTCTTTGATTTAGGTCCTGATTTTTTGGATGCTGTTGGTATTCCTGGTCCGGCGATAGGGCATTTAAATATGTTCTTGGGTCATTCAGACACAGGAAAAACAACTGCTTTGGTTAAATGTGCGGTTGATGCTCAGAAAAAACAAATATTACCGGTATTCATCATTACCGAACAAAAATGGTCATTTGAACACGCAAAACTTATGGGTTTTGATTGTGAAGAATTAGTTGATGAAGAAACGGGTGAGTTAGAATGGGACGGGTTCTACATCTTTAATAATAACTTCAGTTATATTGAACAAATTACCGATTACATTAACAGTTTACTTGATGCTCAAGAGAAGGGTGAATTAGATTATAGTTTATTATTTTTATGGGATTCTGTTGGTTCAGTTCCTTGTAAAATGACTTTTGAGGGTAAGGGCGGCAAGCAACATAATGCGGCTGCATTAGCCGATAAAATTGGTATGGGTATCAATCAAAGAATCTCGGGAAGTCGTAAATCTGATTCTAAATACGAAAATACTTTGGTGATTGTTAACCAACCATGGGTTGAACTTCCGGATAATCCATTCGGACAACCAAAAATTAAAGCTAAGGGTGGAGAGGCGATTTGGTTGAACTCTTCATTAGTATTTAGATTTGGGAATGAAAAAGGTGCTGGAACAACAAAGATTACGGCTACTAAAGATAAAAGAACTATCAAATTTGCTGTAAGAACTAAAGTGTCCGTTATGAAAAACCACATCAATGGATTAGGTTATGAGGATGGTAAAATTATTGTAACACCTCACGGATTTTTAGCGGGTAAAGAGACAGTAGAAGAAAAGGCTTCAATTGAGAAGTACAAAAAAGAATACTCTGAATATTGGAAAAACATTATCGGAACAGATGGTGATTACGATTTGAAAGAGGTAGAAGAAAAAGAGTAGTAACGAATACAAACAAAACCAGTGGTTAAAACCCTATTAGTGGATGGTAACAATTTAACAAAAATTGGATTCCACGGAGTAAAAGATTATTATCATAACGGAAAACATATAGGTGCCCTATGGCACTTCATTAATACCGTTAGGCGTTTCATAGATGAGCAAAACTTTG